AAACGGTCTAAATAGGTAGGTACGTTTTCAACAACAGCGTTTAAAGCACGTCCAGCCAAAGCAGGTGCTCTTGTCAACATTCCTCCGGCAGCAGCAGGAGTGCTTAACTCTTCAGCGGCAAAGTTAAGAGGAGCTAAGGCGTCAACCGTAGTTGTTTCTACGGGCCCAAAGGCGTTAGGACCTCCTCTCATGCGCTCTACACGAACAGGAGCAGTGCCAAAAGGTTTTTTAAGTAATGGAGTAGTGACAACAGCGGCTTGACCCCTAGCCTGCTCTCGTGCAAACTTAGTAGTTCTAGAGGCCGCTTTGCGTAGCTCTAAGTAATCATTGCTCATTCTCAGGCTCCTGATTCACTTCATTCAGCATCTGCGCCAGCATTACCTTGTCAGCACGTAGGGTTGCCATAGTCTCTGCGGTCACGTTAGCGCCTTGTATCATCTGGTCGGTTTTCTTAATCACCTCCCGAAGAATCTCCGCACGTCTACGCTTACGTGACAACCGGGCAAGACCTACGCCTACTCCAGTTCCTGCGGCAACAGCAGCAACTACGGGCATACCACCGACCGCAGCAGTACCAGCAGCAGCAGTAGCACCAAGGGCCAACGGTGTAGTAGGGAAGCGGAGACCAGAGAAGTCTTCGATACCTTTGACCGTACGTCCCAACATGGTCTGGTTTATTGCCTTACCTGCCTTGACATCCAGTAGATTCTTAGCTCTGAACAACATAGCCATACCGTTGATAAGACGATAGGCTTCGTCATCTGGCATCAACTTAAGGAATGCTTGGTTCAGCTCGTCCCTTACGTACTTACCTGCTACTTCTTTTGCACTAGCTAAGTCAGGGTTCTCAAGACCTGCTGTGGGCTTCTTACGGAAAATCTGCTTGTCCAACTGACGACGCACCTCTAGGATGTCTCTGGCAGTGATCTTGCCACCTTTGGACGCCTTTTCGTTGAGTCTCTTGACAGCCGTGTCGATCAACAGGTCTACCTTCTTTTGTGCGTCAGGCATCAACTCAACGTAGTCATCAAGGTCATGGAAGCCAGCCTTGAGTTCTTCCAGAGTGCTAGACAGGTCAGCTACGTCGGTCTTAGGGTTCTTAGACCGTTTGATGTACGACTGTAGGTCTGCCTCATGTTTCGCCAGTTGTCCGTCTACAACCTTAGCGTTTACAGCAGGGTTTCGGTCACCTTTGTACTCAGGGAGTTTTGCCAAGTAGTCAATCACGTTATCTTCGGAAGGCGACGGTACGTACACGTTACGATTCATGGCCCCTGTAGGCTCTACAGTTCCCGGAGCTTTGACGTAGTCTTCAGGTAGTAGACTATCTGCTACTGCCTTACGCTCTTCCTCTAGGACAGCCTGTGTTGCTCTTCCTGAGGCCATACGTACTGAAGCACTAGGTCTAGGGATGGACGGGAGTGCCATCTTAGGCCCAGCACCAGCAATGTTGAGGAGGGCTTCAGCAGTAGTAGCCTCCTCTGGGTATGCCTGTGCTAACTCACCGACCTTCTCCATTCCACGCTGAAGCATAGAACCTTCGTACGCCTCTGAGACACCACGTTGGACAGCCTCAGGAGTGTACCTACGGTAGGCTTCTCCTGCTACTTCTCCTAGCGTCTCTCCAGCGGCCCCAACACCAGCAGCAAGCGTAGTGCCTACTCTGAACTTACCGGGCAGTCTTTCGACATCCCCAGCAAGAGTACTTCTGTAACGCTCACGAGTCTCCTGAAAACGCTCTGGAGTCTCCCTAACCATCTCTCGCATACTCTCAGGTTCACGAGGGCGTGGAGGGGTTACAGTAAATGTTTCTCCCTCAACAATACCAATGACTTCTCCTGTCTGTTTGTTAGTGGCAGTCTTGAGCGGCAACCATTGTTCACCGTCCCAGTATATTTTCTGTCCTGTCTGTGGATTAGTCGCTGTCTTCATGTCTTAGTCCAATTCAAAACCTTCGGGAAGTTCTGCCTCTGGTGCTTCTGGCTCCTCTGGCATAGTTATGCTTGGGAAGCTGGTCATGTTCTGCTCGCCTACGCGTTTTGCAGTAGAAGTTCTAACCTTGTTAAAGCTATTCACGGTCTCAACCATAGAACGTCTGCGGATCTTCAACAAGTTAAACAGGGCTTCCTGCTGTGTGGTAATGTCAGCAGCAGCAATTAACTTAGCGTACTCTCTATCCGCATCTGACAAGCCCGTGCCTGAACCAAAGTCTTTAATCTGGTCAGCAACAATCTTACCTGCTTCAGACACAAACTCCTGAGCGTTTGTAACACTAGGATCGTAAGGTAAACCAATGAGTTCACCAAAGCGTCTAAGGTTTAACTCTGTTTCAGCCAAGAGACCCGTAGGCATGCCGCCTTCTAAACGTGCAGTCTGTCTGTCGATCAACTCAATCATGTCACGAGCATCTTGAGCCTTGGTGTTAAACTCAACAAAACTCTTGACATTGGCTTCTGCCATTGCTCTTGCACCGACTTCTTGGCCTTTGTCAACAACTTCTTGAACCTGTGGAGCCTTACGTACCAACCCTAGCTCACTAGCTTTGACGTAAGAGTTAGTCTGGTCATTGTAGACTAAACCAAAGTCGTTGACGTTGACGGCCTGAATTTTACCCTCTGAGTTCTGCCAAGCTTCTAGCTTACCAGTTCGTCCCTTCAACAGGTCGTCTGCTTCTTCAGCCGAAAGGTCACCCATAGCCGTAATCTGAGCTGGACTAAACCCAGCCATTTTTAGTCGTGCCTTAATGACCTGTGGGTTGTCCAGAGGCAGTTGCTCAATCTGAAACTCTCGTACGTCCTTGCTGATAGCCCGTAGCTCGTCCATGTCCGTAGTAGACCGTGCAGTCGCTGCTTGGTCCGTAAGGCCTGCTGCTTCTGCTGCTACTGCTACTTGCTCTTGAAAAATACCTAGTTGAGCCTGTGCTGCTCCTTGTGCTTTCAAATCACGCGCTGCTTTTGCATACTTCACAGCGTTTTCCATGTCACCCTGCTCTTGATAAAACTTAGCTAACTGAGCCAAGCCTTCAGGAGTATTGGGGTCCATTTGAGCCAACTGTTGCTTTTGTGTTTGAATTTGCTCTTGTTTCCTGAGCTGTTGGGGCAGAGTGGCTGCGCCTTTTACAGCAGACAATAACCCACCTTGGACAGAGCCCATTGGACTTGCCATCTGTCTTAAAAATTCTTGTGAAAACTTAGCCATGTTTAGCCTCCAAATCCAAATAGTCCGCCAAGACCGCCAAGTATGTCGTCAATTATGTTGTCACCTGAGCCACCACCTTGAGGAACGGTGAAGGCTTGGTTTAACATACTTCCACCAACTTGACCCAGTAGGTTTGCTCTAGCACGTTCCATAAGAAGCTGTTGCTCAAGGCCAGACATAGTTGTTTCACCAAAGAGGCCAGCACCGTACTGCTGAAGTGCCGCTTGTTGTGATGCCAATTCTTGTGAGGGTTGAGTAGCAGCGAGTAGTTGTGCCTGAGGCATGTAACTAGCGCCCAACATTTGTTGACCCAGAGCAGCCTGCTGCATTTGTTCTGCTTGAGCCTGTTGCATGGCCTGTACAGCGGCTGTGTTCTGCGCTTCCTCCTGAGCCTTAGCCAACGCTAGTTGCTCTGGAGTACCACCAAACTGTGCTGTTTGTACACCCAAGCGGCCCTGAGACGCCAAACGCTCTTCTAAAGCTAAACGCTGTCGTTGCTCCTCAGGAGTCTGTACAGCCCGTAGACGTTCAAAAATCTCTTGTTCACGTCCTGTAGTCGGCTGTTGTGCCTGCCCAAAAAACTGTTCAGCACCACCAAACAACTGTTGTTGCATGGCTTGCTCTTGAGGAGACAAACCCAAAGTTGTTGTAAACTGTCCAGTAGTGGGATCAATTTGTGTACCAAACTGTCCACCAGTAGCAGTAGTGACTGTAAACGGTCTAAACTGAGTTTGATCTAGACCCATCTGAGCGATGTCTAAGGCTCCCGGTACTTGCCGTCCACCTATAGTTGTGCCAACTAGCGCTTGTTTACCGATGTCCGATAGTCTATTATATTCTTCAGCGGTCAGTAAACCACCAACAACACCCGGAAGAAAAACGTCAGGTTGCATTAGATACGAACCAAGACCTCCTAGGAAATCAAAGAAGCCTCCGCTTCCTCCGGTTGGTGCTGGTGTACTAGCTCCCGCCCCAAGGACATCAGATGGTGTGCCAATGTTGTATTCGTCGTCCATTGTTAACTCCCGTTAAAGTAGCTTTCCTATCAAAGCCATTACGTTAATCTCCTGTAGTGATAGTTGAGACCCGTCAATGTCAGCCTCTAGTCCAACTACTATACTTGTGCCATATCCTGTGGCATTTAAACTTTTTTGGTTTGTCAAAGCACCACCAGTAAACTCTACGGCGGTAAACTCACTTACACCAAAGAAACCAGTAATCTGGTCACCTACTGTAAATTCTGCTGTTGCGTACGAACTCTTGAAGTCATAAGCCCACTTAAGGAATACTGTTGCGTTGTTTGCACCAACCAATGTTGGCTTCAACTTCTTCAATATCTTGATTCTAGAGCTATCACCAAAAGTTAGGCTTGGGCTGTAGTACTTAAAGCGGTAAGGGCTTCCGTCGTCTTGGTATCCTTCGTACTCGCTGATTCCCTTAGACGTTCCAATGAGCAACGTACCGTCTTCTTTTCTAGTGTACGAAGTAAACCCTGTAGACACCCAACGTGTCACACGGTACGACCCGTTTTCTGTTGTTCCTCGAACGTCGAAGCAGTAGGTAGTATCCTGACCTACAAAAGTCAACAAGTAAAAACCTTCTTCTGGACTATAGACAGACCTAAAGAACTGGTTTTCTGTCTGTAGACCACCAATGATGTCCTTAGTGATGTTTCCTGACAAACTGCTGATAGGCAGGGACTTCTCTTGTATCGCACGTCCAAAGCTCTTAAGGCCAGTATGTGACAGGAATAGCACGTCTGTACCTGTGTACTGCACAGTATCTCTGTCTACGCAACCTACGCCAGCTACAGTGTCAGCCAGTGTCATGTTTGCTGGGGCCTCTGCGCCTTGGTACGCTACAATACTATGCTTACCGAAGATAATCAGGAGGCCGTTATGTGCGGCTAACGCAACAATCTCGTCGTAGCCATCAGGCCATACCTTGGAGATATCAATAGAGCCGCTAGTGCCTCCCGTCCAGTTTTGGCCGATCAGTAGGTCAGACCAAAAAACAGTAGACTTGTTATCGCTAATATCAGCACACCAGAGGCGACCATAAGCAGACAACACTTCGTTGGCCTTTGGAATGTCCGCTGCTGCTGACGCACCTGTAACAGTACTTAGCTTGACAACAGAGCCACTTGTGTTATTGTACACCAACGGTTCGTATGCTTTCTGGAAGAAATAGGTGTTGTCGTTAAAGTTAACCATCTTCCAGTTATCAGCAGTAATTGTGTAACTGCCGGGAGTCTCGTCTACTAGTGTAGTTGTACCGCTAATAATCTTGTTGTTACCAACAGAAAAAACCTTAGTGTTTCCTGCGTTGTCCTTGAACTCTTTTATGGCTCGTATAGAGTCAGACCCAAGGACAGTCTTGTTAGTCGTAATTACGTCGTGGCCCTTACGTGCAGCAATACGACCACGCTTGTCAATCACAGCGTTGTCTGCAATCTCAGCAAAGGATGGGTCCTGTGCCAACGGCGAGTCTTCGGTGTTAACACCTTTGAACGCCGGGGCAACAAGGTTGATGCTACGTAATTCTTGTGCCATATTAAATAGTCCTAAATACCATTTCTTCAGGATGCTTTGCAGCGTCTATAGCAACAGCGTCAGACAAAAACTTATCAGCAATAGCAAAGTACTCAGCAGTAGAAGTACCGCCTGTTTCTCCACGCTCACGAGCCAACAAAGCTACCGCAAGGTGGACTACAGGCATTGCTGGTACAAGTAGTACGTCTGTGTCACTAGTCAAGTCAGCCTGACGCTTAATTACGTCAAACCGCAAGCTGTAGACACCGTCTGGTGTTGGGCTAACGAGTACTTGCGTGTCACCACTAGAGTCCAAACCGCTGTACGTGTAGTACCGTGGTGCGCCTTCTACTACTTCATTAATATACAACTGCTCGTTAAACCAGTCTTTAGTTTGGTAACCCATGAAGCAGTTTTGTGTGTCATTAATTACTGACATGACTTTTACATTGTCGTCAGCGCCTGTCAAAGAGTAACTGTTGTCGGAAGCAGTAGTAGATACAACAATAGTGTCACGTAAAGCTGACCAATCGTTAGACTCTTCTACTATTTTCTTAGCGTCGTTAATATAATCACTAACCATTTTGCTGTACGTGTTGGCAGTAACTGTAGTAACTTCGTCTTCCCGAAGTCTACGCAACACGTTGTTCATTAGGTTTAAATACGTCATGCTAACATTCCCGGTTTTCTAGGGGGTTTCTGTGGTGTAGTCGACTGCCTGTCTAAAAATTGATTAAGTTGTTGTAAGGCAGAAGGCTGTTGTTTTATAGGCGCCGTTTTTACTACCTGCTGTACCTGTCTTGGTGACGCTTTTTCTTCAAAAGGTTTAAACTCAAAAGGCTTTGCAGCAGCAATCTGTTGAGCCGTTGGTTGTTTAGCGCCTAAACCAAAGAGTCCTAATGTAGCCAACCCTAGCTGCTGCCCAAGCTGCCCAAAGCCAGACTCAAGTTGTCCACTAATCCCACCAAAGCCTGTCCCTAGTTGCTCTGTAAGTGTCTCAGAGAGTCCCTGAATGTTTTCACTAATGCCAGTACCAAGTCCACCAATTGAGTCTACTACAGTGCCTACGTCAGTGCCTAAGCTGTCTGCAAGGCTTGACAAACCACTGAGTACTGAAGTTTCTAACTCTGTAAGTTCTCCACCAAGGCCCGAACCTAAGGTAACAATGGCAGACGTAATGTCGTCTGTTTGTACGCCTAAAGCGTCTGCTAGGTCTTCTATTCCTTGGTTTACGGCTGTAGTAACACCTCCTACTGCTTCTTCAACACCAGTAAGTTGGTCGCTAAGTCCCGTAATGTTTTCTGTAAGTCCTGCTTCAAGATCAGTAACGGACGTGACTACATCGCCAATGTCTAGGCCTAATGTACTAGCCAAGTCGGTTAGCCCTGTTAGGACTGAGGTTTCAAACCCGGTTAGCTCTTCAGAAGTCAAAGTACCTAGGTTGCCAATAGCAGTTACGATGTCGTCAGAGGATACGCCTAGTTGTTCTGCTAGTGCGTCGATACCGCCTTGGACACCTGTGATGCCTTCACCAAGGCCTGTTAGTTGCTCACCTAGACCTTCAATGCCTTCAGCAACACCTTCTCCTAGATCAGTAACAGAGGTGACTACGTCTCCAATGTCTACGCCCAAGTCTTGAGAAAGCAGACCCAAACCTTCAAGTATGTTTGTCTGCAGGTCAGTTAAGTCTTCTCCGGTTGCTTCACCAAGACCCGTAATAGCAGCAATAAGGCCTTCCGTAGACAAACCTAGGTCTTCGGCTAGCTGGTCAATGCCACTTTGAACTCCTGCAATACCTGTAGTAAGTCCTTCAAACTGGCTGCTTAGTTGTGTAGCAACTTCTTCTGCTGTTAAACCTGCAGGAATAGAATCAACAATGGCCTGCACTTCTGCAACAGTAGCAGACGCAGGTATTGTTATTGATCCTGCAATTTGCTCAAGCTGGGCGTCAGTAAAGCCATATTCAGACAGAATAGTTCTAATGTCTTCTGGGCTTGCAATGTCTAAGCCACCAATAGCGTCCGTAATAGTCGTAACAGCAGCGTCTAAATCTTCTCCTACTACAACACCTTCTAAAGCTGTTCCTAAGTCTGCAACAGACAAGCCTTCAGGTAAAGCGTCGATTATCTGTGCAATCTGG